AGAGTCGCTCTTTTTGTTAAACCTCTTGCAATTTTTGTTCCTGCTCTTGCACCTAAAGCAAAACCAGAAACAGCAAGTGGAGCAATCTGAGTGAGCGCTTGAGTTATTTTACCAACAGTTCTTGATTCAGCTTCATCATCAAATGGGTTGACATCATCAAACCATTTTTCAACATCTCTAGCTGTATCGGTATCTCCAACTAAATCAAATATTTCTGCACCTAATGATACAAAACCTTTTGGTATATTCCATAAACCAGTTGCAACACCTGCTAATGCGGATTCAAAAAATCCCACATCATCTTCTTGACTTTCAGGTGAGTATTTATTTTGAAGGTCTGCAAAAGACTCTCCCTGTTCGTATATAACAGCCATGAGACCTCCTATTTAATTTTTATGATAGAGGGTTTTCCATCTTTTACTTTGTAAACTACTCCGTTTACATCATAATAAAGTCCATCAGCAACACCTTCTTTTGGTTTTTTAGTTTTTGAATCTATTTCTATTTGTCTTGCTTGTGCTAAAACTGCTCCCTCTTCCTCTAGAGCCTGTGCAACTTTTAAAGCTGGTTCTGCACCAATGGTTCCTTCTAAAGCATTTGCCGTAGTCTCAATTCTATCCATTTTGGTATCATCACTACCTGTAAGCATTAATTTAGCTACATCTTTTTCCTCTAACCCTGACATTCTTGCTAATGTTTTTATTTTGTCTGATGTTGGATCATCCATTTGTTCAATCGCAGTTTTAACTGCTGCAAGTTTAATATCTTTGTCACTCGCTTTTCTAGCTGCCTCTGAAGCCGCTAGTCCTTCAATACTTGGAGCTGCTGCTCTACCAACAGCACCTAATAGATCACCTCCAGGTTGTGCTAAAAGATTAGCACCAAATTTAGCGAGCTGTAAATATCTTTCTCTAGCCGCATCCTCTGGTGATTCTCCAAAAGCCTCTGAAAACATTTTTATGTAGCTATCTATAGTATCTTTATCTGAAGCCTCTGTCTTAGCTGTAGCCTTACTTGTCTCAGTTTTAAGATTAGTTTTTTCAGTATCTCTAGCCTCAGGTAGTTTTATAGGATCTGGAATTTCTAAACCTAAAGCTTTTCTCTCAGTAATTTGTTTGTCCCTTTCTTCAAATAAAGGTTTTTTAAAAAATTTTTCACCCTCTGGTGTTTTTAAAAATTGAGTAATTCCTTCTTGTTTTCCAAAAAAACTACCAGGACCTGTAGCTAAATCCTCAACATCAGCAAACATTAAATCTTCGTCTGCTTTTTTAACAGCATCATCATATTGTTTATTTATTTCTTCTAAAGTTAAAAACGGTTGTTGTTGAACTTTTTGAGCTTGTAAAAATAAATCTGGTGTTGTTAGGGGGCCTCCTCCATTTTGAAATCCAGGTCTTAATGACATAATACCATCATCGCTTCGACCTCCCATTCTAAACATAGGTCTTTTTAAAATACGACTCATCATGTTATCTCAACGCTCCAAATATTCCTGCTAATCCTGTACCTAATCCTATTGCAGTTTGTAATGGTGATGCTGGTGGTGTGGACGCAAATTGAAATTGTGCTGGGTATCCACCCAATAGTCCAGTAACACCCTGACCAAAAAATCCTAATCTTTCTAATGGTTCAAACGCTGCCGTTTTGGCTGCTTGTCTCTGTGCATCTAATACAGCTTGTCTTTGTGCTTGTTGCGCTGCACCTACTTGACCTAGTGTAGATATATCAGCTCTTTGTAATTTTGGAACCTGTCCTGCTAATCCTGTTTGAAATGTACCCAAACCTAATTGTCCTTGAGCTAAACCAAATCTGTTTGCAATATCTTGTTGTCTAGCTGCCTGTGCTTGTTGAAATCCTTGTTGTCTTAATTGTGCCTCTAGTGCAGCTCTGTCTCTTCCTGATTGTGCTTGAAACTCTGATAATTGTACACCTGTTCTACCAGCACCAAGTGCACCAATTCCTGCAGCTTGATCTCTTATGTTTTGTTCAGTAATTGCTCTTTGTCTATCAAACTCAGCTAATGTTGTATCAATAACTTGTTGTTGATATGGTGATGTAAACGCTGCTGTTTGTGCTGCTGTAGGCGCTCCAGTTAAACCAGCTATACCACCTAAAGTTTGACCAGCTGTAGCCGCTTGTTGTTGAGCAGCTTGTATGAAAGGTGCAAAAGATCCAACACCCGTTCCTGCTAGTGTTGCAGCCTGTGTTTGTAGTGCATCTTGTGCAGCAACTTGTGGTGCAAATTTAGAAGTATCTATTGGTATTGCAGTTGTAGCTGTTAACTGCTTTGCATAATCTTTACCAAGATCCTCTATAAACTGTGCGGGTAATGTTCTAGTTTCCTGTACTGCCATTATACTCTACTCTCCAAATCTTTCATAAGGTTATACATCTTATCTGCTCCTTTATCAATACTCCCTCCACCTGCTGCTCTTACAGCATCGGCGGTCATTACAAACTCATTTTTAGATAATCTTGCTGGCACATCATCAGCCTTTTCTTTGGCTCCTATTGGTACAAATCCACCACCTCTAAGATCCATTTCCATACCTCCAAGGCTCATGAGTCCACCTTCAGCTAAATTTATTCGTCCACCCTCTGCAAAAGTATCTGTAAACTCTGCACCAGGTAAGAATCTAAACTGTGGATCATTCATTCTTGCAAGTCTAACTATTCTATCAATATCTAAACCTTCTCCTCTATCAACTTTTGATACATCAAAATCGTCTTCTTCCTCTTCTGCCTCTCGTCCAGCCAATAGTCCAGCTATACCAGAGATACCTCCTATTAAACCTAGTTGTCCTAAAGTACCCATTCCTTTAATTCTACCAAGTAAACCTGGAGTTCCAGGTATACCAGGCTTCATCTGTTGTGTGCCAAATAAAAATGGTAGAGCTTTAGTTTTTAAAAAACCTGTATCTTTGAAACCACCACCTGCTTTAAATAAAGCAGCAGCTAAAGCTGCTTTACCTATAGGACTTTTAGCAACTTTCTTAACAGCTTTTTTAGCTTTTTTTACAATCTTACCTAAAAAATATCCTTGTCTTGGTTCCTGTAGACTAGTTATACCACCATCCGCGTAACTTGCTGCTGGTATGCCGCTTAATCCTCCTGATGCTGGTATTTGTGCCATAGGTCCAATTGTATTTTCTGGACGACTTTGAAAAGTTCCTAATAAAGAACTATTTGGATCTGCTTGTTGTAATTGTTGTAAAGGTTTTCCTAATGGTCTTACCATAGCATTAAAATCAGGTCTTATACCAATAGGTCCAGGTCTATTATTATCAAATTCAAAAGGTATTTCATTAGTAGATATTTCAGGCAACCTTACACCATCTGAACCTAAACTAGATTCAGCTGATTGTAATCTTTGATTAATACCTTGTAACATTTGTTCTGCAGAAGATACACCGCTACCTAACTGATTTAGTCTAGGCATGATACCACCTTCTTGAAGTCCTATACGTCCTCCTAGTGCTAGTAATTGTTTTGCTTGTTGTGCTCTTGTTATGGCCATAATTTATCTATCTTATTTTGTTTTACCTAGAAAATCAAGGCTTGGCATCACCACTGTCACGTCTCTTCTGATGTCCTCTGGTGATATACCCTTTGACTTCCATTCTTCGTCATCAGCGTATTCTTCGCCTGTTTTCTTATTTGTTATCTTTTCTATGATCTTCTCAGGTTTTAATTCTTTCATTATGCTGTTACCTCTCTTGGCTGTATTTCTAATATTGAAGCTATGACGTGCAGCTCATTTGCGTCAGAAGCTTGTACCTTTAATATCTCACTTTCTTCCATTACCAGTGGGTTAGTTAAAAGTTCTGTTGTAGTGATTGTTGCTATGGTTTTTGTTTTAAATAGACTAAATATATTACCACTAGCATCTACTAAAGTAACATCTATATTGCAACCAGATCCTGCATCGTTACAAACTAATATAGATTTTACCACAGATGTTTTTGCACTTGGCACTGTATATAGTGTTGTTAAATCTGTTGTTGTAAGATCTACTTTTTTATTTATAAAACTATTAGCCATTAATTTAAAAAGAAGTTTTGAGCTTCTACCTCATCCTTAAGTTCTTGTTGATATGTAGTATTTAATTTTACTATGATACCATCTATATCTCTTGTTTGTGCTTCGGCAACAGTGTAGTCATATTGCTGCGATGGTCGTGTTAATACTTGTACTATCTTTGCCATTATCGTCTTCCATCTGGTTGTATATCTAATCTAAAAGTTCCTAGTTTCCAACTTTGAGATGCAGCAGTATTTGCTATTTTTAATGAAATAGCTCTAGCTCTTGCACGTGTATCTACTTTTTTAGTTGATGATGTTACGGTAAACGGTCCAAGTGCAGAACTAGCTTGACTATCATTTGGAAAATCTCTTAGTTGTAACGTAATTTGTGTATTACCTGTTTGAGATATAAAATCTGGTACAAACCTTCTTATCTTCATAATAAACTCTCCATCCCCTCTAGTATCTGCTAAACCTGTCATTTGATTGCCTACTATTCTTTGTGTTATGTCATAATCTCCAGATTCAATACTAGATGTAATTGCAGTTATAGTTCCATTTTTATTTTGATCTGTTCCTGTTTCGTGTTCATAGTAAGCTGTTCTACCTTCTGTGTTGCCTACAACATCAAAAGATGTATCTGTTGATGCATCGTATTCTAAAGCGTGTGGTTTAGTAAATACTGCAGAATCTTGCCACATGGTTCTAGACAAACTACCCACAGTCCATACGGGTCTTTGAGGTGATGAATCAAAATAATTATAAGCAACCATTCTATTTACAACAGAGGAACTTGCTTGCGGATAAAACCACATAACTTCACCAAACAAATTATTTAACCCTGCAGATACCATTTGATTACCAGACTCTAAATTTATATCGTCAAAAACAAAATCCTCTACTAAACAAGGCAGTGATTCTAATTTACCAGCATATCTAAAGAAACCATTCTCTGACATCCAATAAGCTGCACCATCAACTTCTACACATGCATTCTGTCCTGCAAGTCCACAGTTAGTTCCAACTTGTGAAAAGGCAAATGTAAATGGTTGACCAACAAAACGTTGTGTAAATAAAGCGGTGTCAGTCCAAACATAAATTGCATCTCGACCTCTTATCGCTCCTCTAATCTGTGATCCATCAGCAAGTCTTTGTGTACCAGCGGTATTAGTTGCTGTGGGCGCATACGTATTTATATCTTCTTGGTCTGAAAATCTAATAAACATATCGTCTTGTGTAGCTGGATCTCCAATAGTTGTTTCTGTTCCAAAAAATACTAAGTGACGATCGGGTGTTGATACAACCATGTGTCTTGATGCAGTTGGTGCTCCTGTTATAATCGTGCATCTTGTTTCGGTTGCGTTTGATAAACTAGAATCCCATTCAAACACTGCGCTATCGTGAATTAAACAAATTGCTTTGTCACCAAAATTATCTATTGACCACATACCAGGTTCTAATACTAAGTCACCTGATGCTGCTTCACCCCATGCTACATAGTTGCTTGAATTAGTTACTGTAGCTCCATCACTGTGCGCTGCTCTAGTTGTCCCTCTAACAGCTCTAGTAATTCCTGTTAAATTATTTCCTGAAACACCTGTATACGATATTTCTTCTGTGCCCACTAAAATAAAATTAGTTCCTGAGTCAGGAAAGTTAGTGGTGCTTGTAAGTGTAATACTTGTTCCTGATCCCCCTGTTCCAAAAGCATTGTCACCAAGAGCTCCATTTAAGGTTGTTGTAATTGCAGAGCCATCTTCTCCACCCCAAGATCCAAGTCCCCATCCAAAACCTTTCTGTTGAACAGCAGATCCAACAGGATAATAATGTTGCACTCTAATACCACCTGATGTTGTTGCACCAGATCCAGTTTCATTTGACGGCATTGTAATTGTTATTGTTTCTGTTGTAGGAACAGAAGTTACCATGAATTTTTTATTATCAAAATCAGACGCACTAAAATTAGATCCTGTAATTGTAGTAAAATTATCTAATAAAACAATATCTTGTGGATTGATACCATGACCTGTTGGAAAAGTTATTGTAACAGTTGGTGATCCGTTGGTCGTGGTAAATGCACTTGTAAGCGTTGTTGTAGTTTTGATAGGGTGTATGTCATAAAACACACCTCCAGAATACGCATATAAAATCCTGTTCGTACCAATAATGGCGTATCTTCTACCTAAACTATTAACAAAATGATGAAGTCCACGTCCAGCTCCAGTTAATTCGTTTTCATTAACGTTACCTAATTGATTCCAACCACCTATTTTTTCAGGTGTTCCATACCTAAATCTAACATTATCGCAGTCTACCCACTGTGATTCTGCTCCAGTTTCTGAAACTTGTTTGTTTATACCTGGCTGAAAACCTATTTTTTGTAGCATAGTTCGAGCATTATATTACTATCTATACTAGATATCAATTCTTCTTATCTACGTATTTACTGTAATAATCTCTATGCATCTGGTCTATGAGAAGCTCTAGTTGTGCTATTTTTTGAGCATAATCTTGGTTGATTTTCATAAGAGAGTTAACCTCTAATTTTATTTTAGCGTTTTCAATTTTAAACTCCTTATTTATAAGGACTTCATTTTTGATAACCATCTCTAACTCTATTATTTTTTTTTCTAACTCTTTGCTTTCCATAAAGTAATATTGACTTATTATGCATTTTTTACTATATATCCATTGTGAAATCAAGAAAGATTATGAAAATAAATAAAGAAATATACGGGACTATGCAAATGCCTTTTACTTTTTTTAAAGGCACATTAGATTTAAATGCTAAATATTTTATTTCTAAAATTGATGATGGCATCATTAAAGAAAATAGTTACAAAACTAATGTTAGAAGCGATATGACTTCGTGGACTTATTTTTTAAACGATGTAGAATTTTTAAAATTATTAATGCCTATATTAGATAAAATAGATGAATTAAAGGTTAGCAATACAGTTAGTTATTATTTAGCAAATGCTTGGGGTCTTAGACAAAGTTTTTCAGATCGTACAGTAACACACGCACATGAACCTTCTTTTTTATCAGGAGTTATTTATTTAAATAATAGTGATCAACATTTAATTTTTCCTGATATTAATGAAAAAATTATACCCAAAAAAGGATCTTTTGCTATTTTTTCTTCTTTCTTAAAACACAAAGCACCAAGAAATAAAACTTTTAAATCAAAGTACGGTATCTCTTTTAATTTACAACATAAGGTATTTAACGATTAATGTTATTAAAACATGACTACTGGTATTTTACCTCTGTAATATCCTCTGAACAATGTGATGCTATCGTTCTTAAGTGTTTAAAACAAAGAAGTAAAAAAGCCATTACAGGAACAGAAAGTGAAAAATTAAAATCTAAATCTAAACTTAATAAAAAAGATTTATTAGATTTAAAAAAAACAAGAAATTCTAATATTGTTTGGATAGATGATGTTGTAGTTAAAAATATGATTGAGCCTTATATTAATTCAGCGAACATAAATTCTGGTTGGAATTTTGAAGTTGATCAAGCAGAATCAATTCAATTTACACATTATGGAAAAAATCAACATTACGATTGGCATTTAGATTGTTGGGACACTACTTATCCAAATGGTAGAATGAGAAAATTATCTGCGATAGTTTCACTATCGGATCCAAAAAATTATAAAGGTGGTGATTTAGAATTTGAATTATTTAATCTAAACACAGGTAAAGTAAAAATTGTTAAATGTAATCAAATAAAACCAAAAGGATCTGTAGTAGTGTTTCCTAGTTTTTTAAGACATAGGGTTACCCCTGTGACTAAAGGTTTTAGAAATTCGCTGGTTATGTGGATTACAGGATTTCCTTTTAAATAATTTATGAAAAATATAAAAGAATTTATAATGGTTAAAAATAATATACCCAAAGATGTTTGTGAAAATATTATAAAAAAATTAAATAATGAAAAATGGTATAAACACGCTTGGTATAATTATGCAGATAATAAAACCAATAATTTAGGTGATAAAGAATTTGACACTAGTTGGAGTGATAAATCACAAAATATCTTACAACCTTATATTATAAAAACTATTCAAGACTATGAAAAATTTACTAATCAAAAAAGTTTTTTATGCAGTAGGTTTTCTAAAATTAGATTTAATAAATACACCAAAAATACAAATATACAAGAACACGTAGATCATATTTATTCGTTATTTGATGGTAATGAAAGAGGTATACCTGTGCTGTCTATAGTAGGTTTATTAAATGAAAATTTTAAAGGAGGAAATTTTTACATAAACAACGTTTTAATTAAAATTAAAACTGGTGATGTTCTTGTTTTTCCTAGTTGTTTTTTATATCCCCATCAAGTTAAAAGTATAACACAAGGGAAAAGATACTCTTTTGTAACATGGTGTTATTAAAATGATTAAAAAATTATATCCTTTATTTCCTACATGTGTCACTGAAAATTATTGTGATATATCTAAAGAACAATTAAAATTTATTATGCAACAACAAAATTGTGTCGTAAAAAATTTATCTAATAATATTTCAAATGACAAAAATATATTAAACAATAAAATTTTAAAAAAACTTAAAACTAAAATTGAAAATTGTTTATCTGAATACGTATTAGAAGTATATGGCTGTGATACTATAAAAGTTTATGTAACTCAATCTTGGATAAATTTTTCTACAAAAGGAAAATCTCATCACGATCATTTTCACCCTAATTCTTTTTTATCTGGAGTTTTATATATTCAAGCTGATTCTAATCATCATTATATTAGATTTAACAATAAAAATTACACTACTATTTTTCCTTATAATGAAAAAACTCAGTGGACAGATTTTAATGCTAGAACTTATGATATTTTAGTAGAAAAAGGTAAATTACTTATTTTTCCCTCAAAATTAAATCATAGTGTAGAACCAAATACAAAAGACGATTTAAGAATTAGTTTATCTTTCAATACTTGGTTAAAAGGAGAGATAGGAAAAAAAGAAAATTCTGATTATTTAAAATTATGATACAAATGATAGATAATTTTTTAAGTAAAACATACCACAAAGAATTATTAAATATTTTAGATAGTGCTTTTTTTCCTTGGTTTTATAACCAAAATATTACGGTAGATAAAAAACAAAAAAGCAGTGTTTATTCTCATGGTTTTTCTCACATATTTTATGATTATTCTAATGGGGGTTTTAGAGATACAATGTATACTAATCTTATTAGACCTATGTTATATCAAATTATGGACACTGTAAAAGCTAATAGTTTACTTAGAGCGAGGGCAGATATGACAATGTCAACACCAAATAATTATGAACATAGTGTTCATACTGACTATGATTTTAAAAATATATCAACTATTTATTATTTAAATAAAAGCGACGGGGACACTATATTTTTTGATAAAAAAATAAAACCTTTTAAAAAAATTTCTCCAAAACCAAATAGATTAGTATTTTTTAATGGGGACATTTCGCACACAGGTTGTTCTCCTAAAAATTTTAAAAACAGAATTTTAATTAATTCTAATTATGACTAACTTTATATATAAATTTCAAATAGATAAAAACATTTGTGATAAACTAATACAGTATCACAAAGATAATGTTGAGTATAAATTTATTGGTAACACAGTAAAAGGTATAGATAAAAGTATTAAAGATTCTACAGATGTAATATTTTTTAATGATAGTAAAAATCCCACAATACAAAAATATTTTTTAGAATTAAGTAAAGGGTGTAGTGAATATTTAAAAAAATATTCATTAACTGGCTCGCACAAAACTAATAGATACACTTTAATACAACACTATAAACCTGGTGGAGGTTATAAACAGTTCCATTATGAAAGAGGTGCTTATGGTACAACTGATGATTGTGTTGCCACTCGATCTTTAGTTTTTATGACATATTTAAATGACGTAAAAGTTGGTGGAGAAACAGAATTTAAGTATCAAAATTTAAAAATTAAACCTAAAAAAGGTTTAAGTTTAATTTGGCCAACAGATTTTACTCATGTCCATAAAGGTATAGTTGCACCTAAAGAAGACAAATGGATAGTAACAGGATGGTTTAAGTTTGTATTATGAGTTTTTCAAAAAATAAATTTGTTGTAATTAAGCAAGTAATTAGTCCAGAACTAACAGATTTTATTTATAAATATTTTTTAATGAAAAGAACAGCAGCGTATACACTACATAAAAATAATTATTTTACAGATAAACAACATTACATAATTACAGGCTCTTGGGGTGACTCTCAAGTGCCTGACGCTTACTCTCACTATTCTGATGTTGTTATGGAAACGTTATTATTAAAAGTTCATCCGATAATGGAAAAAATTACAAAGTTAAAATTATATCCCTCATATTCTTATGCTAGAATTTATAATAAAGGAAATGTATTAAAAAGACATAAAGATAGATTTAGTTGTGAGATATCCACAACTTTAAATTTAGGTGGGGATAGTTGGCCTATATATTTAGAGCCCTCTGGAAAACAAAACATGAAAGGTGTCAAAATAGATTTAAAACCAGGAGATATGTTAATTTATAGAGGTTGTGAGTTGGAACATTGGAGAGATAAATTTAAAGGAGAAATTTGTTCACAAGTATTTTTACATTACAATAATAAAAAAACTAAAAATTCTAAAAAAAATTTATTTGATGGGAGACCTCATTTAGGTTTGCCAAAAGATTATAAAAATAATTAACGAGTAAATTTTTCTACAAAATTATAAGAAGAACTATTTGAATCCCAAGCCCATCTACTTAATTCATTGTTTTCGTCAGGAATAGTGCTTTCTTTAATCCATCTAGTATTTGCTTCATCCCACTCTATTATTTGATACGCAGTAGATTCTTCTTCAGTCCAAGCTGGTTTTGTTATGGGAGCGACCCATTTTGCTGACGCTATGTCTTTTGTCCAAGAAGCATAAGGTTGAGGAGCCCAAAAAATATTATTAACTTCATCCCATTCAAATCCCTCACCAGCAAAATTACCTCTAAAATTTTTATTGTAAGATGTTTGAACCCATTTAACCCCATTTTCTGATAAAGAAACTACTGATTTAAAATGTTCTGCGGCTGTATTAGATTGGTCTCCACCATTATTATCAACATCTGTGTTACAACCAACTACAACTCTCAATACTTTATTATTATTATCTATTTCTGCAAAGTGTGCCATATTATGCTGCCGTTATAGTTCCTGAAACAGTAAATGTTGCTATTTTTTCTCCACCAGGTGCTGTTGAAGTTTGATTTGTACCTGGAGTTACAGTTAAAGTTGTGGTGCTTGGTGCTCTAAATATTACAACACCAGATCCTCCAGACGCGCTTTGTGAATTAGGAAATCCTCCGCCTGTAGCGCCCGCGCCACCGCCTTGATTAGTCCCCCCAGCTTGTCCTGCAGCAGGGCCAAAATTTCCGTTTCCACCCCCTCCAGAACCCCCTGGTCTGCTTCCTAAAGGATTTCCAACGTCACCTGCTCCGCCGCCTCCAGCTCGAGTTACGTCAGAGCCGCTGATAGTTGATGGAGATCCATTTCCTCCAGCCCCTCCAGCTCCTGCAGAATTTCCGCCACTTTGGCCCGCTTGAGCAGCACCGCCGCCTCCGCCGCCAATATTAGCTCCTTGTGGACCTAATGGAGGGTGGTGTGTTCCATTTCCTCCACCATTTCCTTCTGGAGGTGTAAAACCTCCTCTATTTCCGTTTCCGCCTCCAGTTGTTCCACTTCCACCAGAATCTCCTCCACCACCTGATCCACCATCTTTATCTGGAACAGCAGGGGATGTTGTTGGTTGTGCGCCTATACCTCCACCACTCGCTGATAAAGATTGGCCAGTGCCAAATTGAAAAGTTGAGTCTTGTCCTCTTGTTTGCGCTGCACCACCAGATCCAACTGTAACAGTGTACGGAGTATTACCAGCAAACTCTAATTGTGTTCCACCAGGGAAAGAAGTTCTAAAACCTCCTGCACCTGCTCCTCCTTGCCTGATTCCACCGCCGCCTCCTGCAACAATTAAAAAATCCATGGCTACGGGTGGTGCTCCACCTCCAGAACCAAAACCTAATACTTGATATCCAAAACCTCTAGTTTTTGGTTTGTTAGACCTTTTATTTTTTTTTATTGTTACTATTGGCTCGAGTTTAAACTCTTTCATATATTCCTCCTATTATGCGTCGTTAGCAGCATCAGTAGTGAAGAATATTTTAATACCTAATAGTTTGGCATCGGCAGTTAATGAATCTTCCGATACGTCTCTTGTTATTTGGAAATAAACTTCCTCATCCG